GGCCTGCCGATTGAGTTGGATTCCACGACCATCGAGGTCAGCCCGTAACGCTTGTACACGCTCTCAAGCCGATCTATCAGCACCGGATAGTCCACGCGGTTGAACCTGTCGAGATAGACCATCTCTTTACTTTCAACATCCAGCACGCTCACGACCGTATAATCCACACTCGCCGCCACATCAACGCCGGCAACGTATTGTCTGCCTGCTTGCGGTTCTTGCGGTTCCAGAACAGCAGCCTCTTGCACGCGCCTGAACACGCCGCCGTCTGACTCGATAAATTCAGCCAAATACTCTTGGCGGTAAATGATCTCAGGCAGATCCCGCCGTGCCGCTTCAACTTCGCTCGCCGAAATGTACGGATTCGATGAAGTCGGGAACGTCCACGATTGCCAGCCCTCCTCGCCATTGATGCCACGCTGATAGTTTTCCCAAAACCAGTTGCGCCCCTTCGGTGTACTGATAAATAATGCCTTGCCTAACCTGTCTGATAATGCCGGACGGATTGCCTCCGTCCACGCCTCTCGTTGCATAAACGCACACTCGTCCATCACCACGAAGTCCAGCCCCTCACCGCGCAATGAGTCGGGATTGTCAGCCGATCTAACAGCCACAAAACCACCGCCTGGAAGCGTAACCATCCTATCCACCAGCCTGACCTCTGCATTCGGTATCTGCCTCGCAATTTGCCTGAGCGGTCTCCAGCCAACCTCGCTTGTTTTGTAACTCGGTGACACCCACCACGCGCGCCCGCCTTTGCTCGCCGCGTCCAAACACTCATTGACTCCCAGCCGCGTCTTGCCCCATCGCCGTCCAGCCGACAGCACCTTGAAGCGTGCATCGCTGTTATGGACTTCGAGTTGCCCTGGATGAGGTTGCGCGTCAATCGTTGTTCTCATCATCCCACTTGACCATGACAGCGCCGCCATCCGCCCCCGTCACCTCTTGCCGCTCAACGTAGCCTCTGTCTTTAGCTTGCGTTTTCAGGTAGAAGATAATCATTGTCGGATTCAAGTCGTCGATTAGTTTCATCATCTTGCTTTCAACATAATCGGTGCGCTTCTCGCGTATCTCGTCTACCTTTGCCTGAACAGTCGGGTATTCCTTTAGCTTCGTGTACCAGTGCTGGCGGCTGCAATGCAGGATGTCACACGCCTTCGAGACAAAGCCTTTAGCTTCCTCGATTGCCGCGATCATCTTTTCAGCCGTCAACCCGTTATTTTTTGCCATACCTGCTCTTTAATAGTGTCAAAGTGTCAATAGCACCGGCTCGCCACCCGTCACATCCACCCACCGCTGGATCGCCACAGCCACGTAAGCCGGACTGATCTCGACCGCCCGACACTTACGCCCCAACCGCTCGCAAGCGATGAGGGTTGTGCCTGATCCGAGATAGGGGTCGACAATATTCTCGCTCTGCTTAATGTATTTTTCTAAAATCCACTCGATAACCTCAAGTGGTTTTTGAGTCGGGTGAATTCGCTTTCGAACATCTTGCGTTTCCGTGCCATAAAGACCGCTCCAAAGTTTACGAATAACGTCTCGCTTATGTTTAGTCTTGCTCCAACAAAGTTCAAACTCAGAACCAATGCCCCAAGATAAATCAGCGCCCGTTTTCTCGTTTACCCGCTTATCCCAAACTAACCACGAACCTTCGTTTCGGTTGGGTAACTTCTCGGCGAAATAGTCAGCTCCCCATAAAAACATTTCAGCACAATTGAAATACTCAAATAAATGAGCCGGGTTGAATGGTTTGTCGTCGCCAATCACAGGAGAATAATTTCCGCCTTGACCTTCCCATCCTTTCCAGTTTGTTTTTATTGCGCTTAAGTCAGTATCTAAATTGATTCCATAAGGTGGATCTGTCACAACCGCCCCTGCAACCTCGCCCCCCATCACCCGCTCAACCACCGCCCTGTCCGTACAATCGCCACACACGAGCCGATGCTCGCCAAGTTGCCACAGTTGCCCTGTTTCTACGCCCCACTTCTCGCGCAACTCCTCCGCCTTGTCAATTTGCGGCTCAACGTCCTCTGGCGCTTCTCCAGCCCATAAGTCAATGTCAAGCTCCTTTTTATCAAAGCCCCATTCCAGCAGGTCGTCAAGCTCAAACTCATTCGCCAGCACGTCAAAATCCCACGAGCCGGTGTTCTTGTTCAGGCGGATGTTAAGCTCCTCGACTTCACGCTCCGTTAGCTCGCGGTCAGGAATCCAGCATTCAATCTCTTTTACGCCGGTAGATTCCAGCACGTGTTTTCGCTGATGACCGCCGATGATGGTATTGGCAGAATCCAGGTTGACAATCGGCTTGTCAATCATGCCGAATTTATCCAGCGAAGTCTTTAGTTGCTTAAATTCCTTCTCTGTCAACGAACGCGGGTTCTTGTAATAATCCGTCAATTCATCAAGATTGAAGGTCTGCAATGTCCAGTTTATTTTCGCCATTTAATCAGTTCCGCCAAGCCACGTCTCTTGTAGATCGTTCTCAAGTTCCTGCAGCCGCTCCCGTAACGCAGCGATCTCTGCCTCGACCGCCCTAAGACGTGCCAATAGCAATGCGTACTCTCCGTCCATTAGTCCTCACATCCCGTCTGAGTATCAGGCGATATTAGTGCGTCAAGGCGCGCGGTCAGTTCCGCTACCTGCTTTTCAAGTTCACGGATGCGCTTGTCTTTGTTGTTGACTATCTTGCTCAACTTATCGACCTGCGTCTGCAAATCAGCATTTTCCTGTTGTAAGTTCACAATAAGTGCTTCCCTGTCTGATAATGCAGAGCGCAAGCCCGACACTTGCGCCTCCAATAAATCAACCTTCGCGGCTTGCTCGTCCACCCGCTTATTCAGCGCATTGATGCGCGTCTCGTAAGCCTGTGACAGCGTTGCAACGCAATCAGCGGCGACCTTCTTCCGATTAGCTACCGCATTGACGATTACCCCGCCAAGCCCGCCGCCGCCGATGAATATGCCTATAAGAGCGACCCAATCGCCGCCCGTCATCCAACAGCCTCGTCTTCTTTGATGCCTTCGAAGATAGGCAGAAGACTGTCCGTTTTGTCGGTAAGATCGTGGAGCAAGTTTGACCCACCCCCGGCAACAATGGCAGTCAGAATTTGACCGATCAACGCATTCGGGATGGCTGTCGCAAACAAGTTCACGCCGGTTAACCAAACGAACACGCCTGCCAGAACCCAGGCTGGATATGCCAGCCAGAACTTGTCCCAGCCGTACTTATCAAAAATCGGCGTGACTAACATTGCCACAAGCCGGTTAGCCAGTACCATCATTCCGATCACGATTCCTAAAATTGTTACGTCAAATTCCATTCAAGCCTCCGATAGCCTAATAAATTCCTAATTCTGAAAATGGGATTTCGCGTTCGTCAATGATTGCTTGTTGCCGGTATTCGCGCTTCAGGTCTGCAACCATAAAAACGAGCCATTCATCCCATTTACTGCGATCAGCACCATATTCAGCCAAACACTTGTCGCAAAGATCAAAGTTTCTCGTAATAACTTTTCCGCAAATACAGCGTTTAATATTCATAGTTGTCCTCTATTAACTACAGCCACTTTTTCACCCCTTTTAGAAATTTCTTGTAGAATTTGCCCAATTCTGCGCTGTGTAAGCCCCACAATCGCACCAATCTCTTCCTGCGTATGCCCAAACGCATACAGCACCGCAATGCGCCGGTCTCGCTCGCTCAACGTGGATAGCAGTCGCTCAAAGTCAATCTTGCGCTCTATGCTTTCCATATCCTCGCTGTCAAACAGGTCGTCTATCTCATACCATTCAAGTTCCATTTCGCCTCCTAAGCGATGAATCAAAAAAGCCCGTCCATTACACAAATCGTGTAAAAGACGGGCTGCAATCCGATTAAGCTATTTAGTTGTTAGTAAAAAGTGTCAGGCGACAACCGCCTTGTGTTCGTTATACCGCTCGATTATCCGCTCAAGCAGTCTGTCCGTCACGGAGTAGTGGAACCCGTGCCCGCACTCGCACACGCCGTCGATCTTGCTAACCCAAACACCACGTGATATTGCCGCCGTGCCATCATCGTTCACATAAAAAAGTATTTTGCCGCACCTTTCACATCGGATGATTTTCATTCCACCTCCGCATTCCGCTCAACCCACTTGTTCAGCACGCGCCAGACTTCCAGCGCCTCCGCGTCTGTCAGCACGATCTTCGCGTGCGTGGTATCCTGGATTTCGACCCGACCATTGCGCGGGTAAAGTTCCCAATCGCCTGAGTATATAGTTCTGCTAACGTCTGTCATTTCGCCTCCATCTCTGGCAAGCTATAATACAGCCGCCGGTCTTTGCACGCCGGTCTATCCTCGCCAAACACGTAGTGGCAATACGCGGTCGGGTGCTCATGCTGAAAGCGGTACTCGTTTAGCTGCGTACACGTGCCAATCAGCTTATCTTTGTGACGCGCCCAATAACGGCAAGTTAGGCATTCGGTCATTTTATCCTCAATTCGTATTGATCAATCGCCTTATGGCATTCATCCAGCATTTCTTCAATTTCTTTATCAGATACATTTTTGTTGACGCTCATTCCCCTGCCAAAATACTTGTACCAACTAACCTCAATATCGCGCCATTTGAAGTTCCAGGGTTGATCTACTTCATCATCCCAGCTATACGATTCA